AGATAACAAGGCGAGCGAATACGCAAACCTTGCCGAGAGCAATGGGTACCAACCGGTTCAAAAACTTAAAGTGGAACCCATGACTCTCAAAGCACTATTCAGAGAACGAGTCGAAAAAGATTTAGACTTACCTTCTGAGCATTTTAACCTGTTTAAGGGAAACAAAACAAAAATAACAAGGAACAAATAATATGAATGAAGAAACAAGAGACATAATAAAAAGGGAGTCAGGTGGAGAATTATCTGCTTTAGACTTCGTATCAGATTCTGGAATGGGTCTAGAAAACGTAGACAAACAAGATCTTGCTCTACCTTTTTTAAAACTGTTACAATCAGGATCAGATGAGACTAAAAAGAAACATGCAAAGTATGTAGAAGGAGCTGAAGCTGGTATGTTCTATAATACAGTTACAAAAAAACTGTATAATGGAGAGAAGGGAATAGAAGTTATTCCTGTATTTTACAAAATGACATATCCAGAGTGGGCACCTTTTGAAAAAAGAGAAGGCAGACCTGTGCATAATGACAGAGGACCTGGAATTATGTCGAAGGTAACTCAAAATGATAGAAACAAAGATATGTTAGATAATGGAAATGAAATTATCAAAACAGCAAATCACTTTGTAATTATTAATGGTGAAAGACCGGAGAAAGCTTTGATGACTATGAAGTCAACACAGCTTAAGGTAAGTAGACAATGGAATTCTTTAATGGAGAATGAATTTGAAAACGATCCTAATACAGGAAAATCTTTACAAGCACCTACTTTTTCTAGAATTTATAAATTAAATTCTGTAGAAAACTCAGGTAGTTTTACTTGGCATGGTTATAATGTGTCTATGATAAGAAAAGTAGACAATGCCGGCCTATATCAAATGGCTAGAGATTTTTATAACTCTTTGAAAAACAGTCAGCAAAAAGCGGCAGCTGTAACTCAAGAGGAATCAAACTACTAATTCTACTCTTATGGAGCAGATAGGAGCGGCAAAGCGAGAGTAGAGCCGCTCCGACCCGGGATCTTTATGGTTGATAAATTTATAGAATTATTTACTGGATACCAAGGCGACTTTGGTATTGCCGACATGTCTTCGGCACAATTAGACATTGACAAAAACAAACTTAAACCAAATTATGAGTGGGCTGGTAGACCAATTACACAAGGTGATTATAAAGATCACATTGAAGGTAAAATATCTATTGGCATACAACCGTGTAGATTAGATAAAACAGTTCAGTTTGGTTGTATTGACATAGACTCAAAAGACTATGCTAGTTTCAAAGTAGAAAACTATTTAGCATTGTTTCAACAATTTAAACTACCACTGATACCACTACTATCTAAAAGCGGAGGACTGCATTGTTATTTGTTTTTAAAAGAACCAATACCAGCTGTTGATCTAATCTCGGCATTGAAATCTTTTCTCTTGCCACTTGGATTAGATCCTGACACAGAGGTTTTTCCAAAACAGAAAGAATTAAAGGAAGATGACAAAGGAGAAATAAAACCAGGAAACTTTATAAACTTACCTTACTATAATAATGGTAGTACAAAAAGATATGCAGTTGATAAAAACAATAACAAATTAGATTTAGAAAAATTTATAGAAGTCGCTAATCAAAGCAAAATTGGTAAACAAGAATTAGAAAAACTAGTAGATGAAACATACAGAAATATATTAATAGGTACAGATCCAGAGTTTGAAGATGGTCCACCTTGTTTAGCTTTGTGTTCAAAAAGAAAATTAGATGATGGTAGAGATAGGTTTATGTATAACTACATGGTCTTTGCTAAAAAGAAATATAAAGATAAATGGCCAGATCAAGTTGCAAAAGCAAACTATAGTTATTTGGAAGACCCGTGGGATAAAACAAAATTAGATTCTAAAATAACTGCATGGAAAAAAGATACTGCAGGTCATACTTGTTATGAAGATCCAATACAAAGTAAATGCATGCGTACACTTTGTTTTTCAAGACCGTTTGGTGTTAAATCAGATAGTATTACAATGTTTCCTGACATTACAGATTTTGAAATTATAATGTATGCAGAACCAGAATATAGATTTAATGTTGTACTACCCGATGGAACTAAAGAAGGTGTTGTTGCAAACCATAGAAGATTAATTACAAAACAAACTGAGTTATTAGATTTGATATGGGAACAAACAGGTATCTATCATGAACCGTTAAAACCAAAAGACTTTAGAGCAAAACTAACAGAACTTAGAAAAGGTTCTACTAAAATATCACCACCAGCAGGTACACAAATAGAAGATAGATTGAATGAAGAACTATATCAATATTGTGTTAATGGTCCACGTGCAAAAAACAGAATACAAATTAACAGTGGTTCTTGTTTAACAGAAGAAGGTTTTCATTTATTTAGATTTAATTCTTTTATAGATCATTTAGGATCTAGTTGGAAAATACCAGAAGAAAGAATAGCACAGAAACTAAAAGATAAATGTCAAGTTGAGTTTAACCATTCATTAAATGTAGATGGTAAAACAATTAAGGTGTGTAGACTAAAACAATTACACATAGATAAGATAGAATATAAACCAGTTGAAAGAAAAGAGAGTAACTATTAATGAGACATAAAGTAGTGGGTCCACCAGGCACAGGTAAGACAAGAAGATTATTAAACGAGGTACAAAAGTATGTGGACAAAGGCACTCCATTAAATCGTATAGGTTATTTTGCTTTTACTCGTAAAGCAGCAGGTGAAGCAAGAGATAGATTTTTAAAAATAAAAACAGAGCTTACAAAAAAAGATATAAAATATTTTCAAACATTACACTCATTAGCATTTAATAAATTAGGTCTTAAGGAAGAAAACGTTATGCAGGATCTTAATTACAAAGCAATAGGTGATAGCTGTGGTATACAGATTAAATATGCATCATACGAAACTAATAATTGGAATGGTATATTTTCATCAGACAGTGAGTATTTAGGACTTATTAATCTAGCTAGAGTAAAACAGATATCTGTATTAGATCAATTAGATCTTAACGAACATCTATCCAAAATAGAAAGAGACAAACTAGATGCAATAGAAAAAGAAATCAACAACTATAAAAAAGTACATGGTCTTATAGATTTTACAGACATGATACAAAAATTTTTAGATACAAAAGATGTGCCAGAGTTTGATGTTATATTTGTAGATGAAGCACAAGATTTATCACTGATACAATGGTCTATGATAAATAAAATAGAACAAGATACAAAGTGTGATGTGTGGGTAGCAGGTGATGATGATCAAGCTATATTTGGTTGGGCTGGTGCAGACGTAGATTCTTTTATTAATTATGATGCAACAGAAATACCACTAACAAAATCAGAAAGAGTGCCAAGTAGTATACAAAAAATTGCATTAGATGTCATTGATTTAATAAGAGATAATAGAATTGACAAAAAATATTTTCCAAAATCTGAATCTGGTGAAATTTATAAAAAATATAAACTGTCGGACATAGATATGTCTACGGGTGACTGGTTAATCTTAACTAGAACTAAATCATTATTGAAACCAATACCAACTTATTTAAAAAAGAAAGGTTTGTTTTTTAATACAGCACAAGGAAATAGTATTGGAAAAAGTTTATATGAAGATATACAATACTGGTCGCAATTACAAAAAAAGATTGCTCTTCCTGATATACAATTACAAAGAATTAAAGAAAGAATAAAAGGACCCATGAATCTATCACTAAAATGGTATGATGCATTTAACAATGTATCTGACAGTCAAATAAATTATATGAAGTTATTGTTACTTAACAACGAAGACCCAACAAAAGAAGCAAGAATAAAAGTATCAACAATACACGGAGCCAAAGGAGGTGAGGCAACCAATGTTGTTTTGTTTTTAAATCATACAACAAACACACTTAAAGGAGCAAAAAAATCTGTACAAAAACAAGATGAAGAATATCGAGTTTGGTATGTAGGTATTACAAGAACTATGAAAAATCTATATTTAATAAAATCACAAAATAAATCTAAGGAGTTTAAAATATGAGTGACGATCCATACTTAAAACAAATTTCAGGTACACATTATATGTACATGGAGATACAGCCAGCAGAGTTTATAAACAAGAATAAATTGCTTTTTGCAGAGGGTAATGCTATAAAATATATCTCCTTCT